GCCGGAGGTGGCTGTTGAAGGGGTAAAGCCCGTGGTGCCTGCGTTGAAGGTCGTGACCGCCACACCAGACAGGGTGCTCCACTGAGGAGCCGTTCCCGTCGAGGTCAGGACTTGACCGTTGGTGCCGATGCCCAACTTGCTCAGGGCGGTAGAGCCCGTGGCGTACAGCAGATCACCCGTGGTGTAGGAAGACTGCCCCGTTCCGCCGTTGGCGGCAACCAGAGTGCCCGCGACCGTGATCGCACCGGCTGTGGCCGAGTTGGGAGTCAGACCCGTGGTGCCGAAACTCAGCGTGGTTACACCGTCCGCCGTGCTAGACGCAACCTTCACGAAGTCCGAGCCGTCCCAGGCGATCAGTGCCTTTTCACCGGACACCATCGTCACGCCCGTGGTCGGGCCTGCGCCAACTACTTTTACGCTCTGGCTGGTGGATGTTGCATTCAACACCAGATACGCCTTACTCTGCGCCGGGACCGTGATGGTCAGAAGCGAAGCGGGATTACCCGTGCAGTTGATGATCTGGTATTGGGCCGAGCCCGTTGCGCCCGAACCCGCCTGGGACAGCGTAGTAGCAGTCGTGGTGGTCAGCGTAACCGCCGTTTGGCTTCCGCTGATGGTCTGAGCACCCGCAACAGCCGCGTCGAGGTACCTGGTGATGTAGTCGTTTACCGTGTCGCCCCAGGTGCCGGACAGTTCGCCCGTAACAGGCAGAGCCAGACCAAGGAGGGAGGTGTATGAGGTAGGCATTCAGGTGCTCCTAATCCGTGTTGATTGTCGTCCAGCCCGCTGCTTGCGCGTCAGGCACCTGTGTCCAACTGGGCGACTGAGTGTTGCCGATATTCTGCCAATTTGCTGTCTGGGTGTCACTCACATTTACCCACCCTGCCGACTGCGTGTTTCCGATGTTGCCCCAGTTGGCGTTCTGCACATCGTCGATGAGTTCCCAGAGTTTTCCGCCAGGGATGTTGTCCGTGGCGGTGGCAAGTTCTTGAATCTGGGCAAAGAACCGAGCCTCTGCGCTCGTAGCATCTGTTCCGGTGGCTGTCTCCGTAACCGCAGCACCGAAAGTAATCCCGGAAGAAACTGCGTCTGCCCCGCTTGCCGTTTCAGAGACCGAAGCCCCAAGCGTGGCGTTGGCCAAAAATGCGTCTGTGCCGGTAGCAGTCTCATCAACAAAGGCGTTGAACAAGAACGCTGAGTCAATAGCATCCGTGCCCGTGGCAGTTTCTGTTACCTGTCCATTGAACGTCTGCGCTGCGCTGACCGCATCTGATCCGCTTGCGCTTTCTGTAACCGCTGTCCCAAAAGTCTGTGCGGCGCTGATCGCATCCGTACCAGTAGCGGACTCAGTGACAGCGGCTCCGAAGGTGACCGCAGCGGAAACGGTATCTTGCCCCTCAGCGACCTCTGTGATGACCGCGCCAAACGTGGCGAGCGCAGAAACGTCATCCGTGCCGGTGGCAGATTCAGTAACGGAAGAGGCGAAGGTAACAGCGGAGGCGACGGTATCCGCACCGGTAGCCGACTCATCGACAGCCCGGTCATAAACAGAGTCACCCCAACCGGCCTGACCCCAGGTGCCGGAACCCCATCCGCCTTCTGCCACAACTCATCCTCAACCGGCGAGGCTGAAGGTGTACGTCACTGCGATGATGTCCCCGCTGACCACCGTGCGATCCCCAGGAGCAGAGAAGGCTTTCTCTGAGAACAGCGTGCCAGTCGTGCCGCCCTTGGTGCTGTCGGAGACTAGAAACGCACCGCCCACCGTGCCAGAGGTATTGATATTGAAGTTGGCCGGGGTGCCCGAGTTGGTCACCACCGAGGGGTTGGCGTTGGTCGCAGCCGTAAGCGTAGGAGCCACACGGGTCGAGTTGCTGTAGCCCGTGAACTCAGTCCAGCCCTTAGAGGCAATCGTGTCGGTTGCGCTCGTGGTCACGCCGGGGCCAGTGATCAAGCCCAAGAACCAAGTCGTGATCTGTGCGGTGGAGGTCAGCGCAGTACCGGCCATGTACTGAAGGCCGACGTTGACCACGAGGTTGTCTTCCTCAACAACCCACTTGATGTTGCCATCCTTGTCACGGCACTCCAGTTTGTAGCGGCCCACAGCAAGGGCTTGCTCTTGACCCTGCGCTCCGGCAATCAGCCCGCTCCCGATGAAATCCGAGGCGACAGCGCGTTCGTTGGACATGGTGACTCCTTAATTGGAAGACCGGATCAGCGCACTGTTGGCGTCATTGATCGGCATAACGATGGTGAAGGTGGCCGTCGAGGTCTTGTCTGACCCGAAGTCCAGCACGGCGATGGAACGGTTGGCTTTACTGGAGTTGTAGATCAGAGCACACCGTGCGGTAAACACGCCGGGGTTCCACTCCACATTGTCGAAGTCCACGAAGGCCGTGTACCCGGAACTGCTGATGGTTGTGCCGGTCAGCGTCTTGCCCCCTAACACATACCCAGTCCCTATGATCTCTGCCGTCGTGGTGTAAACGGTGGTGTCTTCGTTGAGGTCCGCATTGGCTGTGTACAGCGCAATCTTCAGGACATCCGTCGTGAGATCGTGGATGCCCTGGTACAACTCCTTCTTGAAGGAGGTGGTCTGCGTTTGGACGATCGAAGTCATCAGTTGACCTCAATGCGCAGTTGGCCGTCGCGGTACGCATCCATGCGCTGCTTGCCATCGCCCAGGTTCTTGAGCAGAGCAATAGACTGCATGTACATGCGCTCATAAAACTGCACCATGTCGGGCTCGCCCTTCATGAACCGGATGGCTTCCACCAGAGCCGCATTCAGCAGGGCGGAGTCGAAGTTGTCACCCAACCACGTGGTGCCGGTCGGGTTCAGCACTGTGTCAGCCATCGACACCGGGTAGTAGTAATAGTGAAGTTCTGCCGTCAGCGCCGCGTTGGGGGTCGGACCCAAAATGAATGCCAACTCGTTCACATTGTCTGACCGAGGGCCAAAGATGGCGTAGTGCTTGGGCACTCCCGTGGTAGCCGGATTCGGGTACGCCTGCCGGATGAAGTTCACATCCTTGTTCAACAGGTACTCATACTCTCCGTTGGCCTTGACGATGGCCAGAGAGTACACCGACAGGAAATCTGACGGGCACTCAAGATACTTGTTGCCCGAAGTCAGCGTACCGGTGACGTTCTTGCGCAGATTGGCGAGTTGGACCGTGTTGTAGATGCGCTGCTCAGCCTGCTTGGTAAACAGCGCGTACTCGTCCTCAGTGAACGTGTTCTCGCAGATGTCTGCGATGTTGGTCTTCAACTCGGTGTAGTTCATCTACGCCTCACGCTCAGGCCATCGGGCCTCGCGCCATCGTGCCCTTGGTTGCGCAGCCAGTCCCACGAATCTTGATACCCGAGGTCTTGGGAGCGGGGTCATACCCGTCGCGGTCGATGTTGCCCACGGACATGTTCACGCGGTTAGCCCGCGTGGGCTCCGCCTGGGTGCCGTTGCCAAGAGCAACCTTGCCCCCCTTCATGGTGTGGGGCTCGGCATAGACGGCGGCTTCGCCAACCTCTTTGCCCATAACCTTTTTGCTGAACTTTGCCATGATCAGATCCCCGACTTCGGCACCTTGCGCACCGACTTCTTCTGGTTGGCAACCTTTGCCAGCCCACGGCCCAACTGCTTCATCTGAAGGTTGGTCTTGCCGCCCTTGGCAAGTTTGGTCATGGGCTTGCCCGGGTGCATAGCCTTTTCATGCTTGTGCACTGCGGACGCCGCCGTCTTCTTGTCCTGTGCCAGATCTTTCTTGTCCATGCTCGACTCCTTACGTCGTTTGGATAGTTACTGTACCAACAGAGGCGGTTGCCACCAAGTAATTTGGCGTCAGCCCTGCTTCATTTGCACGTGCTCCGCCAACCGGATTCCAACCCCACTGAATATCCCGAGAGCCGCCGGTTGGGAAACCCGCAAACGTCGAGTTGGGATCCAACTCCAAACCGTTGACGCCTGCCGTGATGTACGTATTGTCCCTACGAGGATTACGCACCGCCTGGGGGTCATCCACTGGGTACATACCCAGCAGCAACTGCGGATGGTCGGGATCCCAGCACTCCTGGCAGACCAAGAGATCGTAGATTTTTGTCTTGATGATCTCTTTGCGCAGAACCTTGAGTTTGAACTGCTGCCCACAGCGATCGCACATGGCGATGCTGTACTTGGCTGAGGCGAACCGGTTACCCATTTAGGTATACCCCCCGCCGATAAACATCTGCCGGGGCACGAACCGAATCGCAGCCTTCTCGCGGTCTTCGTCCGCAGCCAGCGTCCACGCCTCTTCGTACTGCGCCTTGAGCGTGTCCATGCGCTCCAGCGCCTTGGGAATCTTCATGCTCATGTAGTAGGCCAAGCCTGCCACCATGCACGGGATGAACCGGAACGGCACGTCCATGACGTTGACGCCATCTCCGGCGTCCTGCGTGCGGCGCAGGCGCCAGTACACAAAGGTATACGTCTGCGTATTGTCCGGGGTGGGCCACACCGTGACTGCCGGGACTTGCTTGATGTAAACAGCGGTACTGGCTGCGTGAGACGCCGCCGTCGTGTTCTGCTGCCCACGGGCGCAGTTGTAGAGCGTGTTGCCGCTGATGTAGCCGTAGTAGATCAGTTCGCTGTCGAGCAAGATGAAGCCGTTGGCCGGAAGGCCAATGGTCGAACTGAGCGTAATCGTGGTGGTAGAACTGTTGATGAGCGCGGGTAGCGTATACCCAGTGGGCGAAGTCTGCGCGTTCAGTCTCTGGATCCACACCTGAATGGGACGGGCCTGTTGCAGTTTGTTCGGGATCGTGGCGTACGTAGATACGCTGATCCGGGTAATGGTCAGGTCTGCCTGATTGTTGCTGCTGTTGGCACCTGTGCGGATGACGTGCTCAAGCAAGTCCACCGTGTCGTCCGGCAGCGCGTAGGTGTTCTGACCCTGGACCAGTTGGATCGTTCCTTGTTCGAACGTCCACATGTTCACGCCCCGGTTTGCCCAATCGGCAAACATCAAGTTCAGGCTACGCCGCGCCGTACGCAGGTCGTAGCCCGTGCGCAGTTCAGCCCCGCAACGCTCGAAGGCTTCCTCCACGATCTCCGTCAGATCGAGGTTGAACGACGCTGTTCCACTCGTTGTCATCTGAATCTCGCGGTTTTCTTAGCGATGGCCTTGGGTTGGGCTACGAACTGCTTGCCGGAGGCTTTGCCTGCTCGCTTTGCTCGGGTTGAGGCGGCGTACTCTTGGGGGGAAAGACTTTTGATCGCAGCCTCTGGAAGATACCTTTCACCCGTATCAGAAGATCGTTTACCACTCTTCGTCCTCCACTTCTGGGCCGTCCAGTCCTTCAGAGACTGCTGCGGCTTTTTCACTTCTTCAAGCCCTTGAGCGTCTGCGCCAGTCGAGCGCGCTGCCCCATCTTGCCGGGCTTCTTAGCCGCAGCGGCCAACTTCTTGGCCGGGATAGGCTTGCCTTCCTTGGCGCCGAGAGCCTCACGCAGAGCACCGGGCTTCTTGATGGCGGACTGGATCCACTTGCCACCTTTAGCCATGCCGCCCTTGGCCATTTCGCTAACGCCACGGCCCTTGAGGATGTCGGCTTGAGTAACCTTGCCGTCGCCGGTCAGGTCAGGAAACTTTTTAGTCACGGTAGCCTCCGCCTTTGGCCTTGTACTGCTTGGCAAGCAACTGCGCTTTGCGGGCGCTCCACTGCCCTGCCGCCGTGCCCTGCGTAGCCTGCCCCTTGATCTTCTCAAAGAGAGACTTGCGCATACCGGGCTTGGTGTAGTTCCCGGCCTCGTTGACCTTGGACTTCACCTCGCCGCCTTCGGCGTACTCCGCGAAATCCGTGTCATCACGCCGAGTCTTGCGCTCACCCTTGGGCATCTTGGATGGGAGCATGGCCCCCATCCCGCGACTGGGCATCATGTCAGCACTTCCCGCCCATCATCTTGCCGCCCTTGGCCATCTTGACCATGGTGCCCTTGGTCTTGCCCTTGACAGCAACGCCGTCACGGCTGGGGGCAGCGGTCTTCACGGCGCCCATCTTGGAGGGAGCCATACCGCCCTTGGCGTAGCCACCACCCATCATCTTCTTTGTCTTCATGCCCTTCATGTCGGACTCCTTGCTTGAAAATTTGCGGCCTTTGTCGGCCTGGATGAACTCTTCCCCTACGGACGTAGGGACACCTACCTTCTTGGCGAACTTGGGGTTTGACGCCACCGCCGCCATGAACCTGTGCTGCTTACCGCTTGTGCTTGGCATGTCAGCAGTTCCACGCCCTCAAGGACTTGTTGATCCGGCTGTTCGGGTCATTGGCGGTCTTGGCGCTTGTCAACTTCTTCTTCATGCCCTTCATCCGAGCACAGAAGGAGTCGCGCCGAGGTCCGCCCTCCGGTTGAGGGGCTTTCAGACCCGGCTTCCCAGGATTGGCGCGGTTGTAGGAGGCGCGGCCTTTGGCGTTCAATCCGCCACTCTCCGCTTTGCCTTCCTTGCGCTGCCATGCTGGGCTCTTAGCCATAGAACACCGTCGCAGCGGTGCCGGTGCCGTTGGTCACGTAAATGCCAGTCTCAGCAAGGATGCCCTCGCCAGGGAATAGCATGTACAACGAACCTGCGGCAGCAGCCGGTGTAAACGAGAACAGCGTGGCCCCACCGTTGCCGTCCGTGATCGCAATGTTCCCGGCAGACGAGGTGTAGGTCAGCGCAAGCGCCTTGATACGGGCACGGAACGACGTGACAGCCGTACTGGTTGCCGCCGCCGCTGTGCCCGATTTAACGTCAGTTTGCATCATCTTGCGGCTCCAATTCTGTTTGATCTAATTGTTGAAGCAAGTGATCAATCATGTCGATTGCGCCATTAGCCTGTTGAATCATCTCAAACAATTGCTGTCGTTTAGCAACTGCTTGCTGACGAGTTTCCAACAATTGCTCTTTGGTTAGGCTCATGCTTCGTAAGTTGCAGAAGGAATCGCAGCAAGATAGAAAGTTGAAGTTCCAATCTTGACCTTCAGACCACGCAGATTTGCACCACCCAAGGCGGTGCCAGTTGCCGTAGCGGCAAATGTCGCGCCGGGGGTGGCGACCGCGTCAGCAGCACCAGCAGTCAAGCCCGCAAGCGTCATAATGAAGCCATTGCTGTCAAATGTGGTAGCGGCGGTGCCGTTTACGGAGGCATAAATGAGCGACGTAGAAGTGCCCGTAGAACCCGCAGTGCCCATATTGAGTTCAATCTCAATAGGAGCATAGGTTCCCGAGGAGGTGCCAGCCGACAAGGTCATTTCAGCAACAAATGCCGAGCCCAGGCCCGTGGTACGACCAGACGCGCCGTAAGTGACTTCCGCCTTCAGGGCATTGGAAAACGATCCCAAAGCCACATTGGTGGTCATGTCAAACTTTGCACGACCGCCATCAGCGCCAGCGCCGGTCATGGCCGTTGAAACAACCAAAGGCTGATAAGTGCCGCTGGTTGCAGAATTGGTTGTGGTGATGGTGTTGCCGCCCGACGTGATCGTCAGCGTACCAATGAAACTGCCCTCAAAACCGTTATCGGATTTGACTGGGCCGGAGAAGGTAGTGCGTGCCATTGAAGGCTCCTCAATTGCGCTTGCTGTCTGTGAGGTCAGTCCGCCAAGCCGGTCAGCAAGCAGGTTGGAATCTTGGGACTTACGTGTTTATACAC